ATGCAGGAAGACTTCTTTTGATACTCAGCATGGACTCTTATATCAATGATATAAAATCCTACTACTGTAGTGCAATATTTAATGTGTGTATACTCTGTCAGTTTTCATTAGTTCTATTAATGAATTTAATATTTCCAATATATATAAATCATTAGTTTTATATCTAATAGCCAATGCAGAGATGCAATGTGTCATACTATACCACTTCAATGGTTTAATAGGGTATTATTTTTCACTTATTATTTTCCTTACTTATGGTATGTCACCTAATGTCATTAAATAACTCATATTTCTCATGTATTCCACTTCCATTGTATATTTGTTTCCCATTTTATTAAAAGTTTCATATTTGTAATACAGTCTTACATAATCTGGTCCTAATTAAACTGTTTGATCTACTCGATAACATATCATATGACAAAAATCTCCATTATCTCTACTCATAGATGCCTTTGTAATCATATTAAACCATTATTTTGAGGTTAATTCTATTTGTTTCCAATTTATATATTCATATAGCATCATTAATATATCATCACCTAAAATTAATACTTATACTATTAATGTCCAATTATTTTTAATTAATTTGCAATTAACTTGTAAATTAGTTAGAAAATTACCAAATGCTGTTTACATCTCACCTGTTTTCCTTTATTCTTCTAAATCAGTAGATACATTTTGAGCTCGTAAAGTCCATTTATCTTACATATTTTGTATTATTGCCACCAAGTCATCATCTAATCCCAATAATTGATACATAGCTAACTCTACAGCTAATAATTATTTATCTGTTTATTTATCTTATTACTCTAAATCATTTTCATAGAAATATTTGATATTAGTTAAATTATTTAATTTATGATTTAATTCATCTGGTGTCATTCCATCAGTATATAAAATTTTCTCATGTAACAAGCTTTTCATTCTAGTTTTGAGTATATTTATAACTGGTGCCATTAATGCTGATATGTAATATTCATAAGATAATACAGGTCTAGCTTTTTGTAATGTGGGATCGTTAATTACTTAAGGTTTCACTAGTGATTCAGATTTTAAATGTAATTTTACATTGGTATAAGGTTATACATTCATTTCTCTATTGAGAAATTAAATCATTTTGTCATATTTTAACTACTTGTCTGGGTGACTGTTTAACCATTCTATAACTAAGTTACTACTTATTCCCACTTTAGCAGCTTAGTATTATTAAATTAATTCTTCATAATTGCTATTAAAGTACGTGTTTACTATTTAACTTACCATACTACTTGTACTAATTTAATATTTCCTAAATTTCATTACTTTTAATACTCTATCAGCCAATGCTTATTCCACAGTATATACTATTTTGTTATTTGTAACTCTACTTGCTATGGGGTATTGTGTTCTAGTATACAAAGTTGTAGTTTGTAGGCTTGCAGGATAATTTTTTGTACGTATAGTTCTGTTTACTGGTGTAGCTTTTAACATAATATGATCTGTCATATCTAGCGCATAATAATAATCTATGACTTCCTTATTTACCATCATGTATGTCAATGTCGTATCTGATACTTCAAAATCGTTGCAATAAGTATCTAAACTTATCCACCATCTGTCGCTTTTCATAAGATTCATTTAGGGAATGTGTATTTAACGTTTGGTTTACATTTATCCCATTATCGAAAATGTATCCACATCATAAATTTCATTAGTCAATTATAATGGTTTGTCAATTTTATCATTCACCACTTATTCCCAAGCTTATTTGTAAGCACTTTATTCATATTCTTTAACAAATAACCCACTATGTCCTGCACCTTCCGATATTATGACATAATTACAAGCAGTTTGAACTTCAAAAATTCCTATAGCATTAGCATATTTAATCAAAATATATGGCATTAAATTATCATTCATGATAAATAATTAATTTAATACACATTTTCCTGAAGTTTATACTTTTGCAAATTTGTATTAAGATCTTTCACCAAATTGTTGTATAAAGTTGTCATACCATTTACTATCACCAATTTTTACAATTTAATCTTTAGTTATAATCAATGTATCTTTACCATTGCTTCTACTTATACCAACATTAGTAGTTTACAAATGATTTATCAATTGACTTAACCCTAATATGTATGTATGTTCCGCTATTGCATATGTTTATGTATCAATACTAAGTATTATCTAACCATTAAGTGCTTGTAATATATTTAAATGTTAGTCACATAATGATCTTTCCTCATATATATAACCTTTACATAATACTCCTTAATGCAACATATATCTGCTTACAACATGATTATGTGTGCTTACCAATTTATCTAATACATTGCCTTCTTTATTTAACCATACTATAGCTCCCATATTTTTAAGAATATTAATCATATCAGTTTAATTATGATGTTATCTATTATCATAATTCCATACATACAATCTAATATTGTTTATGTGTTCTTAATATTTATCAGTATAAACTGCTTTCATAATTTAATTTTTCTTGTTGCAATACATGAATGTAGATTAATCTATAGCCATAAATTATAT